TGTCCTGGATCAGTCCAGGCCGAGGAGAAATATCCACCACAAGGCTCTTCAATCTTTGCATTGGAAGGAACAATGGCACACGAGGTTGCAGATCTTTGCTTAAAGAATACTGCAGATGCAGACTTCTATGTTGGTCATACAGTACTTAAAAAGGTCGTTGAGAAAGACATGGCAGCCTATGTCCAAGAGTATCTGGATTATGTACGGAGCTTCGAAGGTAACAATACAGCTTTAATGACTGAGGAAAGAGTCTCATTCGACCATGTTGTTCCAGGAGGATTTGGAACACTTGATGCTGCAGTACTCGATTACGATAACAACACTTGCCACATCTTTGATCTGAAATACGGAAAGGGTGTTAAGGTTGATGCCTATAAGAATACCCAAGCTCAATTGTATGCTATAGGTATTGATCGAGAGCTAGAATTTTTATCCGAGAAAATTGATAAGTATGTCCTGCATATTGTTCAACCGAGGATTAATCACTTCACTTCTTGGGAGATATCTAAACAGGACTTAGGTAAATTTGCTGAATGGGTAGAAGAAAGAGCGGACTTAGCCTTAAGTGGTAAAGGCCAAAGGGTACCAGGGGAGAAACAATGTCAATGGTGTCGAGCTAAGGGAGATTGTAGAGCCTTATCTGACTTCACTGAGGCACTTGTAAAGGGTGAATTCGATGACTTAGATAGCTTAGATAGTGAATCATTAAGTCACGATGAAAAGAAAGCTATACTGGGAAATAAGAAGCTTATAGAATCATTCTTAAAGGCTGTTGAGGCTTCTGTGTTTGATCAAATTGAACGGGGAGAAGAATTTGAGGGGTATAAATTAGTTGAAGGTAGATCTATACGAAAATGGAATGATAAAGCTGAACATTCTTTAATCAGTAGATTAGGTAGTGATGCTTATAACCGAAAGCTAATTGGTATTGGTGAAGCAGAGAAGAGATTAGGAAAAGAAGCTATCTCAAATCTAACGATTAAGCCTAAAGGTAAAACAACCTTAGCTCTTTCTTCTGATAAAAGAGAATCGATTAATTCCGATTTATTTAATGAAATATAATTTACAACTGATAAAATATGATATAATACATTAATAAAAATGAAATAGCAATTCTGCAATAGTGAGCACAGAATTGCTATAATCTAAGTTTGGCACCTTAGGTCTGATGAGTTAGCCAATTTAAAATATAAAGGAGTAATACAATGTCTAAAATGATGTTAAAAAATGTACGTTTATCTTTCCCTTCACTTTTCCAAAAAGCCAGCTTCGATGGTAATGAAGGTAAATATGAATCAACCCTACTAATCGATAAGTCTGATAAAAAGACTAAAGATGTGATCGATGCTGCAATTGCTGAGGCAATTACTGAAGCAAAAGTAAAGGTTCCTTCTGATAAGCGTTGTTTAAAAGACGGGGATGAATCTGATTACGATGGCTATGAAGGTCATTGGTCTTTCAAGGCTGCTAGTTCTAAACGACCTACAGTAATTGATCGAGATAAAACCCCTATTATCGAATCTGATGAAAAAGTTTATGCAGGATGTTACGTGAATGCTGTTGTAGATATTTGGATTCAGAACAACAAGTTTGGCAAACGTGTAAATGCAAATCTTTACGGAATTCAATTCGTTAAAGATGGTGAACCGTTTGGCTTAGGTGCTACAAATGTTACCGACAGCTTCGACGATCTAGACGATCTATAGCCACTAGGGGCTTTCGAGCCCCGACCTATTATGAAAAATTTTGTTGTTTTAGACTGTGAAGTCTACCCTAACTATTTCTTAGCTGCCTTTAAAAATATTGATAACGAGAAAATTATCACTATTGAATCCAGGGGAGCTGATAAATCGTTAACACCAGAAGCTATTAAAAAGCTAAATACAATCATGCATAAACGTACTACGTTCGGATTCAATTCCAACAAATACGATATGCCGATCATACTCTTTGCATTAGCAGGAAAAACCTGTAGAGATATACATAAACTATCTGACTATATCATTCATGAGAATTCACCTAATTGGCAAACCATGAAGCGTTTCGATTTAGCCCAGCCTAAAGGGTATTCTCATTTTGATATATCCGAGCCAGCACCAGGCGTAATGGTTAGTCTTAAATTGTACGGAGGTAGATTGAACTCTAAACGATTACAAGATCTACCCATCACTCCAGGAACAATGCTATCTGAGCAGGAGATGGATGAAACACTTGATTATTGTATAAATGATCTCAATACTACTATCGATCTTTACCGTAAGGTAGAAGATAGGATCAAACTACGCTACGATATGTCCGAACAATACGGAGTAGATTTAAGATCTAAGTCTGATGCACAGATTGCCGAAGTGGTTATTAAGTCCGAATTAACAAAGAAATTTCCAGGCAAAAGGATTAAAAGACCTACGATTAAAAGTTCAACTACGTTCAAATATGACATCCCTAGCTATATAAAATTTGAGAGTAAACAACTCAATGAAACATTAGATTTCATGCGTAAACATTTCTTTGAATTAGATAAGAAAGGTTCGATCAAACTACCGAAAGAGCTTAAGTCTATGAAAATAGACATAGGTGAATCTAAATACCAATTAGGTATTGGAGGCATTCATTCGACAGAGCATAAGCAAGCAATCACCCCTAAAGATAGCGAGATACTATGTGACAGGGATGTAGCGTCATACTATCCCGCTATTATTTTAAACTTAAGACTATACCCAAGACACCTTGGTGAATCATTCTTAGATATCTATCAAGGTATTGTAGATGAAAGACTTGAAGCTAAAAGATCTGGGAATTTAATTGTAAATCAATCACTTAAGATTGTTATCAACGGATCCTTCGGAAAACTTGGGAGCAAATGGTCAATCATGTATGCACCAGATCTAATGATGACTGTAACTATGACAGGACAACTGGCTTTATTGATGTTAATCGAACGCCTAGAAATTGCAGGAATTAAAGTTATCTCTGCAAATACAGATGGCTTTGTATCTATCATGGACAAATCACTTTACGAAACGTACGATGATATCTGTTTCCAATGGGAATTAGATACAGCTTTTGAATTAGAAGAAACGAGGTATCAAGGCTTATACTCCCGAGATGTTAATAACTACGTGGCTTTAACTGAACACGGAGCAAAAGGTAAGGGTATATTCAATATCAATCAAATTACTAAAAATCCTGCTGCAACTATTTGTATTACAGCTGTGACAGAATATCTAACTAAGAATAAAGACATAGAGGAAACAATCCGAGGATGCGAAGACATCACTCAATTCCTAACAGTTAGATCAGTTACAGGCGGAGCAGTTTGGAGAGGACAATATTTAGGTAGAGTTGTACGTTGGATCTATTCTACAGATGGTGAAAAAATCACTTATAAAAAGAATGGTAACAAGGTACCTAAATCTGATGGGTCAAGGCCTGTTATGGAGATAGGGGATATGGAGCAGGATATAGACTACATGCGATATATCGAAGAATCACATTCTATATTGGAAGATATAGGATTTTAATGAAATATATTTTACATAGCGTAAAATAGGTATATAATAGATATTTTAACTTAGGGAGAGAATAATGAACGAATCAGAAAATTCAATGATCAGAGCTATTGCAAAAATGCATTTAAAGTTCGGTATTACATCAAGACATCTTAAATGGTCAGAGGATGAAAAAGATTTTAGACTTTTAGCAATGCAAGAAGAATTAGATGAGTATATGAATGCAGTAACCAAAGAGGAAGAATTAGATGCTTTAATAGATCTAATCGTTTTTGCAATGGGTACGGCAGAAAGGCAAGGCTTTTTAGAAGTATTTGAAGAAGCTTTCATGAGGGTTATGCGAGCTAATTGTAATAAAGAGGTAGGTACAAATGCTAAAAGGGGAAATTTTGCTATTGATCTAGTTAAGCCTGAGTACTGGAATGCCCCGGATCTGACGGACTTAGTTAATATAGAAAATAGACAAATAGAAATGTGGGACTATAAGCACGAGGACTTACAAAATGGATGTTAATGAGACTTTAACTCAAAGAGGTAATAGATACGGGGACTTTAAAGATGTTGCTCAAGTTACTGAAGACTTAATGAATGTAATCCTTGACGCACCACAATGGGAAAACCTAACACCTGTTCACAGACAAGCATATCATATGATTTTTAGTAAGATAGCAAGATCTGTATGTGGTGATCCGATGTACACAGACAATGTCCATGACATTGCAGGATATGCAAAATTATTAGAAGAATATTTAATCGACAACCAAGGAGAATGAAATGTCAATAATCGAGGAAGCAAAAAAGAATTTAGGACCAAAACCAATAATAGTAAATCGTTACCCTGACCGATTCTATTCAAAAGAAAATTACTGTCATCCTGACAAATGGATAGGTGAACTAGAGGGGATACATAATGAAAGATTAAATAAAAACGTCCGTAATAAATATTATCCTAAAATTAATAGCAAACATATTGCTAAAACACCTTTACATGCAATCCGTTGGGCAATAGATACCTATACCAAAAAGGGAGATACAATTTTAGATCCTTTTGCAGGATCAGGAACAACCGCAATTGAAGCTTTTGTACAAGATAGAAAGTTCGTGGGAGTTGAATATGAATTTTTTGATGAAGTTTTAGTCCCAACAGTTGAGCATTTCTTACCCGAAGCAGAATATTCTATCTTTGAAGGAGATTCTGAAAAGCAATTAACTAAAGTAGAAGATGAGAGTTGTGCATTAGTTAATTTCTCAAACCCTTACCCTGATGGCGGAGATCATACTACAGGCATTGGAGCAAGTAACAAAAAAGAATATAAAAAGGAAGGTAACTCGGGCTTAATGAAATCAAATGATGCTTATTGGAGAAAGATGAAAGCTATTCAGGATCTATCCTGTCAGAAATTAAAAATAGGTGGACATGCTATCTTTGTTATTAAGGATATGATGAAAAAGAAAGAGGTTTGGCAACTACATAAAATGCTAGCTGACCTTATGCCAGAGAATATGGAGCACGTAGGCACGATTGCACTGGATCATTACCCTCGATCTTTGTTTATGAACACGTACGAGAAATTTCATGGAGTTAGACCGCCTTTAGAACAAGTATGCCCGATCTTTAAGAGAATTAAATAATGCAGATAAGAGCTAAAGATCTAAAAGAAGGTATTAATAATTGTCGTCATTCTTTAGCCTTATATGGCAAGACAGTTACTACTGAGAACTGGCAGGGAGATGAAGCACCTTTTAAATTCATTGAGATTATAAACTTGAGTTTGGAATGTTCAATGGAGAAAGATAAGGAAAAATTACAAGACTTATGTGATCCATTCCTACCTTGGGCAGACGAACATTTCAAAGAAAGGGTGGGCGGAGTGGCTTTGAATCCACCTCCCACTCATACGAAATGGCTCAGTAAAACAGAAGAATATCTAGAATCGGACTCTAAATTTAGCCATTCATACCCCGAACGCCTCTGGTCCAAGGGCTTACATAAGGGCATAAGATACGAAATTGCCGATCTTAGCGATGCTGTAGAGCTTTTAAAAAAGGATCTACATACACGCCAATGCTATGTTCCTATGTTCTTTCCAGAAGATTTAAGTGCTGCAAATGAAAATAAACGCATACCTTGTACTTTGGGATGGCATTTCTTAGTCCGGGATAACAAAATGCATTGTCAATACCCTATGCGATCTTGTGATGCATTGAGACACTTTCACAATGATTTGTATTTTGCAAATCTATTGGTACTTTGGATGATTGAACAAGTGGGTGTAGATTTAGAGCCAGGAGCAATACTCTTTTCTGCTACATCTTTCCATTGTTTTGAGAACGATGTATACGCTTTAAATAAATCGCTTATTAAAAATAAACTAGGAGGATAGTATGTGCGGATTTTTAATCTATAAGACAGATGAAAAATTACCTAAGGAGAAAGAGAGACAATTAGCTCAATCTTTGTCTCATCGGGGACTTGAAACATCAATCTATAACGAGAAGGGAGCCTTTGTTATCCATAACATTTTACCCATGACTTCCTTAGATAAAGCTAAGTACGAACAACCACTCCGAAATGCACGATGGGGAAATGATTTTACAGCCGTTTTTACAGGAGAAATTTTCAACTGGAAAGAATTGAAAAAGAAATACGATTTACCTTCTGAAAACGACTCTCAATTATTTACCGACTTTATGATGGGACCGGAAACAAGTAAAAGATTGCATGAGATAGACGGATTTTGGAATTTTGCAGCTATTGATGATGGAAGATTAATTGGCATTGTGGATTACTTAAGTCAAAAACCTTTGTATTATCGTACAGACATAAATGCTATTTGTTCTGAACCTTATCCTTTAACCTTACTCGGTCCTGTAGAAAAAGACGATTTATTCTTTTCTAGTATTGTTCGTTTTGATTATAGCATAGAAGGAATAACGGCATGGAAAGAGATTAAACAAATGCCGATAGGCTCATATTATGACGACGGGAAGATAAAGCCCTACTGGGATTGGGCAGAAGTGGAAGAGGTTGGTTTGGATGAAGGAATATCGAGATCAGTAAGGAGGAGAATGGGAGGAGAAAGAGAGGTTGCAATTTTATTATCCGGAGGTCTTGATAGTTCTATAATTTATGAAGTTGCAACAAGAACTGATCTGGGTATTAAAGCTTTCCATATTGAGAACGGAGAAGAAGATTATGTTAAGCTATTAACTAATAATTATGAAAAAATTGATCTAAGTGACTATTCAGTTAGCAAGGAAGAAGCTATTAGAAGAAATCAAACTCCGGTAGATCTGGGAAGTGTTGTTCCACAGGCACAGCTTGCAAATGCTTTAAAAGAAAAGGGTATCCATGTAGTATTATCTGGTGACGGTGCAGATGAGCTATTTTCAGGCTATAATCGAAGTAAATTCTACGATAGTCAGCAATCAGATGTTTTCAATGAATTACCCTATTATCATAATCCCAGATTAGATCGAATAATGATGGGATCTGTTGTTGAATTACGAGCTCCGTTCTTAGCATCCTATGTGGTAAAGCACGCTTTAGGCCTTGACTATGACCTTAGAAAGAATAAAAAGTGTCTAAAATCATTGTTTGCTAAGTCCTTACCTAGTGAAATTATCAATAGAGATAAACTAGCTTTGAAGTCAGAAGAAGTCAAAGGTAAAACCAAAAGAGAAAACATTTTAGAAAATATCAAAATTTTTAAAAAGATATTTAATTTATAACGAGGAGAAGTATCATGTTAAAAAGATTAGAAGAACTCGAGCAGTCATTAGTTCGATATGAGGATGAGAATGGATGGTTAAACAAATGGAGGAACTGTCATACCTGTTTTGTTAAATTGCCTATCGTAACACTAATTTTAGTTCTAGTTGTTACATGGTTATCCAAATGATGAGAGAAAGTAGAAATCAATACTTTTTAAAAATAGCACGATTAGTATCAACTCGGACAACCTGTCCCCGACGCTCTGTAGGATGTGTTATTATTAATCGTTATGGACACATAAAAGCTACAGGCTATAATGGAGTACCTCGAGGATTTCCCCATTGCATCAATACACCCTGTGGAGGACATGATTCAGAATCAGGAAAAAATCTAGATTCTTGCATGGCAACACACGCAGAACAAAATGCATTACTCCAATGTAATAACACTATGAGGATAGATACAATATTTCTAACAACAGCTCCCTGCATTACTTGTGCTAAGCTGATAAGTAATACAAGCTGTAAGACTGTGATCTATTCCGAGAAATATGCAGATCGTTCAGGAATAGAAATGTTAAACAAACTGGGGATACAAACAAGATATGAAGGAATCAACGATCGAGAAGAAAGTAAGTGAGTATGCAAAATCAAAAGGTTGGCTAAGTTATAAATTTGTATCACCCTCAAACAGGGGTGTACCTGATAGAATTTATATCAAGGGAGGAGAATGTATTTTTATAGAATTTAAAGCACCTAAAAAGAAACCTACAAAATTACAAGATAAAATTATTGAACGGATTAGAAATGAAGGTATTTTGGTATATATCATTGATAATATCGATGAAGGCAAAAATATTTTTATCAAATAGGGTTTACAAATAGTCAAATTATGATATAATGGC